GTTGGCTGTTACATATTACGATTGTTCTTGCGTGTATCGGTCTTGCGGCGATTTTAACTTTTATTTTCCCTAATGTATTTAATAATTAAGATTTTTCTTGACTTTTTTAGATAACGTGGTATTATGGATTCAACATCTAAATAGGAGATTGTTATGATTGAAATTATTGCATTAGCGGCAACAGGAATTGCGGTCTTAGTAACGGTCGGAGTAATAGAAATAATTAGAGGACATAATGTTTCTGAGCAGATACTTGAAGAAGCTACGTGTAGAGAGACAGCATACGAAAATATTCAGCATCAAATCAAAGGATTGGAAGATGTTCTAAAGAAAACAAAAGAGATAGAGACAGTAGAGTGCGAGACGTGTGGGTGTTTACTGAATAAAGAAACGGCAATTCGTGGCCCCGGTGAAATAAGGAAACTCCCTACCCGTGCTGATTTTTTAGGTACGATCTGGGCTTATGAAGATGGAATTTATTATCCTTGGTACTGCAAGGTTCACCCCCCGAAACCTAAGACCAACAAAAAGAATCAGAATATTGGTCATTTAAGCACGTAGTGACCACAATAATTAACATTAGGGAGAAAGCATGAACCGATGTAAGGTGTGCGGTTATAAACTGGACAAAGACGGGAAGTGTCCGAACGAAGTCAACCATCACGAAGTTAAAAAGTGGAGAAAGAAATGACCCCAGCAAAGTTAGCGAAGGCTGAGTGTTCATCGTATCACGGAAATGGCAACTGTAGTTTCTATGGTAATCCTAAAAGGTGTCGTGTTCTTTGCGGAGAAAAGTGTGCCTTTTTCGAGGACTACATTTTGCCGTTAGCAGATAAACCCAGTCCAACTAAAGAGCCGTGGTTACAGAAAGAACGTCGGGAAGCACGGGATAGTTATCACAATCTTCATAGACAGTTAGAATTTAATACGGATAGTTAAGATGGAATGTGAACAAAAGTTAGAATTTCTTATGACTCTCGAAGAAGAGAGGGGGAATTACGAACCTTCCGTGGCATTGATGTTTGAAGAAGCTCAAGCTAAAACTTCTTTCAGGGCAGGGGCCGAATACCCCCAACCACTGTTTGCGGAAGTAATTTAACAGGAGGAAAAAATGAGTGAAAAATTAAGAGTAGATAAGATTATTCTTGCTACGAAAAGTGGGAAGAAAAAGATGGAACTGAGTATTGAAGAAGCGAAGGAACTATACGGACAGCTCGGTATGTTATTCGGAGAGAAAGTTAATTTTGTGCCCAGTGGTGGTTATTATCCCACCCCAATCATTATTGAACGAGATCGGTGGCCTTACTATCCGACCCCTTACAAAATAACTTGGGGCAGTTCTAATGGTTTTGATAGTTCGGGAGTTTGTGGTGACACTGCAACCGTGATAGGTGACAATATACAGTCATCGTACTGCTGTTCAAGTACATAACATTTTCGTTTAACAAATAACAAGGAGGCAATAAATGTCATCAGGAGAAAGAAGAAACGCCAATCCCAGAACTGAAAGGGAGCGGGAGCAGAGACACAAACGACTTCACCCTAACACTAAACTTCCGCCCAGAGGAACGGGGAGAAAGTAGTTATTCGCAACGGTAGCTCAAGTAGAGACTCGGCATTGTAGCCGGGAGATGCGGTTTCAAGTACCGCCCGTTGCTTAATCTGAGAATACTATGAAAAAAACTTACACTAAATGTAATGATGGTGAAATATGACAGACATATCAAAATGTAACGGAGATAATTGCCCGATAAAGGAGAAATGTTACCGTTTCACTGCTTCGGCGGAACATTTGTGGCAATCTTATGTTTCTCCGGGCGAAGAAGACGAAGTTGAAACTGGCAAATGTCCCTTGTTCTGGGATAACCAAGGAGATGAAGGATGAAAAAGAAAGAGGAGATAAAGAGGAACGCTTCGAGATGTAGTGCTTTATATAAGTTGATATTAGGAGCAAGCAAAATACTCTTAAAACAGGACACCAGAATACGAACATTGGAAGGACAAGTAGATACATTGAGAGAAGTGGTATCAAATTTAATAGAGAAGATCCCCGCAAAAAAGAAGGTGAAGAAATGAAGTTAAGCCAAGAGAGACAAATCTACAACTATCTTCGTAACGGCGGAACACTGACGAGACGGCAAGCTGACCGCAAGTTTGACTGTTGCAAGCTCCCAGCCCGTATCAGTGGAATAAAGAAAGACCAAGAAAGGGGGATTTATCCGGCTGACTTCCTGATAATCACAAAGATGTTTCAGTCTAAAACTAAGAAAAACTTGGCTGAATATGAAATGCTCCGATATGTCAATCGCAAATTGGTTCCTTGCTACCCGGAGGCGTGAAATGCCCTTTTCTAAACCATTAGTAGTTATCCTAAAGAAGATGTGCAAATTTGTTGGGGCGGACTATAAGAAGATGGATTTCCATAAAGATGACTGGTATTGGGATTATACTTGGACGAAAGAGGAAGAAGGCAAGTTCGCTGACTGGATGGTAAAATATCTAATGGAGAACAAAAAAGCAAGAAAGATGTTTTCTGGAGTTATAAGAACCAAGAACCAGATCAAAGAAGCAACCAATATGTTTATCTTTAACTATGGTTGGAAAGCATCAGAAGACTTAATGGAGAACTAAGATGGATCAAACAGTAGACGCTTTTGTAAGAGATATGCCGGAGATAGATAATCCGCTATATCTCATTGAAATGCTCAAAGGCTCTGATAAGAAGTATTATCAGGATAAACGCAAAGAACTGATAGACCAAGGATTCCTTTCTGGTGCTTCGTTGGAACAATATCTCTATGGGGCAATTCTCCATCGCCGTTATACTATTGCGGAAGAAATGATCTACAATAAGGCGAAGAAGGAAGGGGTGGCAGAGTCACTTCAAATTAACCGTGACTCAATGACAAAACTTAGCCAGTTGGCGTCGAATAATCAGAAACTTTACGACACGATGGTTAAGGCGAAAATTGAAGCTGAGAAGCAGAAAGAAATCAGCGATCTTCACGGCGAAGTAATGGACAATATGGAACAGTATATTAAAGAGCATATCGGGGAGTTCTCGTTCCGTTGTAAGACTTGCGGAAACTTAGTTCACACTGACGGACTACCGATAGAAGGGGTGTTAAGCGAGAAAAATAACGAAGGCGAACGAATATATTATGTCTGGAATCCGCATCTTGAATTTATGGTACTGAAAGGCATAATCTCTATTACTTATATGGCATTTATTCTTAGGACTTCCATTTTAGGACTGGAATACACCTATAATCGTAGAACAGGACAGGAGCTTAGTGCGTTAGTAAAGTACGATAAACCTAAGTGCGAAGCTGAATTACGGAAGATGATGTCAGACTACGATGATTACTTTAAGGGGAGGAAGGCAAAATGATTGAAAAGCCCGAACTCAACAGAGTAAGAGTAGAATTTTGTCAAGAAGGCAATACTATTGGAACTACTGAAACCTATGAAGGCATAGAAATATCTCTTGAATTTCAATCAGGGGAAGACGGCGGGCCGTTTTATGTTATCAAGACTGAATCTGGATGGAGTATTGATGGTGTGCAGGATTTGAAAGAATTATTTGATCGGTGTAAAAAGATTCTGGATAAACCGAAGGGGAAACAAAAATGAATAATGTAGAAATAGCAAAAGAAATAGTTAAGAAAGTTCGGCATAGGAGACATAAGACAAAAGAAGTGGTGGCGAAAAATCTACCAAAGGCAGTATGGGAGGGTTCTTTTAATGTTTTTGGTGGAAAGTTACGGTGTTATGTTTTAGATAATGGTCAGCGAATAATTAACAAAGAAGACTTAGAAGAGTTATTCTGTCAGGAAAATCAAGAGAATTGGTGTGAAGATCAAGAGGGGTTAATAGAGTTCTATAAATGGCAGAAAGGAGGGGTGGTATGAAGGTAGCGAGAGAGTGTGCGGTGGAAATACTCATATTAAATAACTTCCCTAAATATCCTCATCGGCTTTCACTAATTGAGATCCAACCCATCATCACTAAACACATAGCCATAGCCGTGTCTCAGTTGGAGAGAAGGATTAAAGACGTAGAGCGGCAAAGATCAGATTTACTTGAAAAGGTAGCCAATCTTGGTCAGGCGAATAATGTTGTAAGTGTGCATCGACTCGCTGACAAACTTGTAAAGGAACATCACATAAATGCAGAGTTCTCAGAGAGACTTCATGCCACGGAGTCCCGGCTGACGATGGCGAGGGGGGCGTTGAAGAAATATGGGGGACACGACCCAGAGTGCGGAATAACCCGTCCTTATAGCGATGAATATCCAGAGTGGAAGGATATTGCTGGTAAATGCACTTGTGGTTTTGAAAAAGCCCTAACAGACACAGAATAGCCCATGCAATTCAGACTAACCGAATCGCAACAAGTAGTCCTTCATAACTGGTTAAGGGACTTAACTGCGGAAGAAAAACTCGCATTAGTAGGCTACTATTGCATGGGTATGACTGCCCGTGATGTTGCGAAAGGAATGAAAACTTATCCAATGAGAGTTAAAAGATTAGCTGACAAGGGGGCGGAGAAAGCTCACATATATATTAAACCCGATAAAATTGGGAGCTATCGGAAAGGAATTACGAGTGAACAAGAAAACACTAGAAGCGATAAAGGTAATGAACAGGAACGATACTATATTCTGGAACAAGATAAAAAAGTTAGAAACGCAGACTTGTAATATTGGCAGAATGTTGCAGGACATTCAGAAGGTTCCAGTAGAACAAATTGACGGTGCTACCGTTGAAGAAAGGGGCCGAGTTGCCGCTTCTCACGGTAGGCATTATCACGATACGAAGCATTATTAAAACCAAGCACAGGAGGTGCGAGATGAAGACAAGAATTGTTTTTGATGAAGAGCCGCAATCTATTATTCCAAAAGTAGGTGAGTTTTGGACTCACGGAGCCTGCGGAGTAGTAAGTGCTGTATATATGAGGATAGATGATGGCCAAGGTGCTCGGGCTTTAAAAAGGGTAGAGTCATCTGTTCCGATTTACTTCTTTTCGGTCGATGTCAAATACGGTAGAATAGTCCAAACAGAGAGAGACCGGAACATCAACGGAAAAATTATTGTCCTTTCGCCAATCGGAGAAGGGACACTTGTATTCCGACCGAAGAAGATATTTTAACGAATAACCGGGCAAACGCCCAGGAGGTGTAGTATGAAAGGACTAAGTTTTTTAGTGGTGGTTTTTATGGTTGTTGTAGCCGGGTGCGCCACACACCAGATAATTGTTGATGTGGGCATACCAGTTTTGTCACATCGACTTGGACTCCACATGGCACAACAGGATATGGAGTTGGCAGATAAAGTAGTCGCCGAGATGGATAAACTCGTAATTAGCGAAAACCCGGAGGAAGCGGTTGTTTTGTTCTCTTTGGTTTTGGCCGAACAGCTTGAAATTGCGGATGATCCTTATCTTGAGGAGGACTTGACTTTAATCATAAAATATATTGTTCTCTCTGAATGGTGCGATGATTACTGGCCGACCATCAAGATAATCTGCGCTGAATTTACTGCTGGAGTGAACAAGGCGAAGGAGGAAGCGGGATAATAAATAACTTGTGAGTCATATCTGGCAGAAAATGGGTCACAAGATATTTTGTGGCTAATCAATGAAGCACAAACCATAACTCTAACTGCCTCTGTAGCTCAACTGGTAGAGTGCGGCGTTTGATCAGCGCTGGTATGCAGTTTCGATTACTGCCGGGGGCGTAACTAACAAAGGAGCAAATATGAGATATTTTATTCCCATAGACAAATCATCAATAAAACGAAACGAACGGGCAGGGGAATCACATAGTTTTGTTGCGTTTCCTACTGAAAAGATTGTACATAAGGATGGCTCTGTTGAAATTATCAGAGAACTGATGGAAATCAGGCATCTTCCTATCCCCGAATGGTATTATAATTATATCCCTATAATGGTTGAATGTTCTGAGTGCCATGAAAAATTTCTGAATACCAACTTATTATCAGATGAAGATTCCGATGGGTGTTATTCAGGTACAATATGCCCATTTTGCGGAGAATGGGGATGTTGTGACATTGAATTTGAGGACATTTATAAAGTAATTGAAAAGGGAAAGTATTGATAGACACAAAATCAGCTTCATATTATTTCGTATTCAAAAACCCGATAGCGTTTCGTGAATACTGGCTCCCCGACTTTAAGGCCGGGTTCACGCATATCCGGTTTTATCAGTATCCCCACGCTCTACTTGATAATCTCTGTGAGATGGACGGAAGAGGGACGGGCAAGACTGAAATTGGCTTAATCCCCGACATTTGCCAAGCGGCATTTCTCTATCCAAAGGATGAAGGGGTTCTCACCACCTATAGGCAGCAGCACGTTTCAAAGCCCCTTGATGATATATTCTCCTGGTTCAAGAATCACTACTATTGGAAGCACTTTCTGGAATACTCCGTCAAGACTCCCACCTATAAAATGAAAATGAAGAACGGATTTCGGTTCTATGGAATTTGTGTGGGTGACTCGAAGCAAGCGGAAGCTATTCAGGGAGTCCATTGCTGTATCAGGTTCATAGACGAATTTCAACAATATCCTGACGCTGCGTGGCAACAGTTTATGGGGACCGCCTCCGAGAAAGGGGCAAGCTATACCATTGACAAATATACTGGTGTTCCAGACGGTCGGCGAGTCTCGCCAGCGTGGAAGGTGTCGCATTTCGACACTGACTATCCTTCCAAGTTTGATAATTGCCGACTAAAAATAAGCAAGCGGTTAGTTCCATATTTTGATTCAAATACAATGGCGGACGAAAAGAAACATCGTAACGGACAGTCATTCATTCACGACATTGACGCAGATTGGGGTGAAGAAGAGTGGGGATACTGGGACTGGACGAATATTGAAGCGTGTATCAACAAGGAACTCCCCCCGATAATAATTCGTATTTCAAAGCAGGATTATCAGAGTCGTATTCCCGCAAGCGTGTTGGGTAGAATCCCGTTACGCCCAAAAGAAACAGAAGATATTATGATAGGAATGGACTTAGGGTGGACTCAGCCAAGTGTTATATATGTTTATGCCTTGATAAATAAACGGTGGCGTACATTGTGCCGTATAAATTTAGTGAACAAGATGATACCCGATCAGCAAGGGGAAATTCTTGACTACCTAATGGAGTTCTATCAAGTTACACTGGCCGGAGTTGATGTAACTGGCGAGAGGGGTGTAGCTACTTCACTTCAAGACAAACAAGGAAGATATACTGGGAAGAACTATGAAAATCGCATTGTCGGAGTTGAGTTCAACAGCAAGATGGTAGTCGGGATGGATGAGATGGGTGAAGTAACAGAGAATGTAAAAAAAGCCACTTGCCGTATCTTGAAAGAAATGTTTTATGAGAAGGAATTTGAGTTATTCTACGATCACGAACTACACGCCGACTTCAATTCTGAAAGTTGCCTAATTTCACCCGCAACAGGATTAGTAAAAATTATTACCCCCAGCACTTGCCATATTCCAGAAGCATTTCGCTGTTTCGCTTATGCCTATTACACGAAGTACGGGACTAACATCAAGAAGCCGGAACGACACCGATACTCAATGCAACTCCCAAGTTTCAGACCTTCCTCGACCAGTTGGACGAAAAAACTTATAAATCGACTGAAATAAACTGTTTGTCAAGATAGATTTAAGTTCAGCATCCCCGCTTTTTCTTCCTGCACATGAGCGATCCGGGCTTCTGCTATTTTGAAATACTCTTGGTTTTTCTCTATACCGACAAAATCTCGGTTGAGATTGACGCAGGCTACCCCGGTTGTCCCGCTTCCCATAAAAGGGTCTAGTACTGTATCCCCTTCGTTACTCCAAGAGATGATGTGGTCGTGTGCTAGTTGTTCTGGGAAAGGTGCTGGATGTCCATCTTTCTTGCCACCAACAGTATATGTAAATATATTTGGACTGATTTTTGTTTTATTTACAGATTTATTATTATTGGCTGGAGTTGGTTTATTTTGGGTATTTTTATGATAAAAACTTCCGCTAGGGATACGACCTTCATGCTTAGTTTTTATTCTAATTGCGTTAAAGTTAGTTGGTCTTCCCTTACTAAGTATAAACATATATTCAAAAGATTGTTCATACCTATTATGTGTCAGTGGGACATAATTATTTTTCTGATATACCATAGTGTCGTGCAAATTAAATCCACAATCCATAGCCCACAGTGCTTGTTTGAATGATGTACCTGTTTCACTTCCCTTAATAGTTGCGTCACCTACTACCCAAACCACTACTCCACCCTGTTTAGTGACTCTCCAGAGTTGCCGTATCACTGCTTGCCATATCTCCTCATTCCAGATCAGAGAATCATTGTAGGTACGGAGATTATCGTACGGCGGGGAGGTCATTACCATATCAACCGACCCATCAGGGATATGATTCATTAAAAAGACTTCAAGACAATCACCGTGTATCAGCTTTATCATAAACCTACCTCCATTTTTAAACCATAGTACCATAGAAGTTCATATAAGTCAAGAAAAACATAAAAAACAAAGCATATTTCCGTGATATACGACTATAAGTACCCCAAAACGCCACAGAACCGCTCTGTTTCGACCCAAAATCGTTACAAAACGGTTAATTAGTAGAGAAAAAGGTATATTTTATGTGATAAAGGTATCAATTTTTGATACTTACCGCACATAAAACTGCTAAAATACATAATATAAGGCGTAAAATGGACAAAAAACAGTTAGAGGGAATGACGGTAGTACGAAAAAAGACAGGCGAACTTGGTTGGGGATTACCTCCCATATCATTTACTAAGGCGGAACTGCAAAGAGAGAAGGTATCTGCTTCTGGATTGAAAGACCACGTTTCGCTGACTATCCCCTATGGCTATCACGCACAAGTAAAGAAAATCGCTCAGATGTATCGTATGGATCAGTTGTTTCGGCGTAACATTGAACGGTTAGTAGAATTTATATGTATCGGCGGTGAATGGGAACTCCCAGTATCAGACGAAGATACTCTGGCAAAGAAGATAATTAATACGGTCTTGAAGAAAGTCACCAAGCAGAAGCACTTCTGGGATGCCTATTCTTCTCAGATAAATCAGGGTGTCCCGAATGTCATTCCCGGTAAAGACACGATAGACGCTTGGATAGTACGGAACATTCTATTAAATGGGATGGCTCCCCTTGACTGGCAATGGGGGCCGATGAAAGTTGACGGCAAGACCTATACCGTCCCGACTATAATGACTGTCCAGAATCCGGTTAGCATTGTGCTTTATAGAGTGAAGGACGAATTTTCACAGGAAGAGACTTGGCTGTATCTTGGACGGCAAACCAAAAAACAGATAAAAGAGAATGAGTCATATTCTCCCCCTGCGTTTAGTAAAAACCAGAAAGATTTATGGAAACAACTGCCCGCAATGGGAACCGGGAAACGCACAGGCTCATTCGTAATAAAGTACCAATGGACTCCGGCTGATAATACCGCAACAATCACGGCGGGTACTTCCGTTGTAGGGGAAGGGGTATATCCTGTTCCTCCGTATATCGGTTTATTAGGTTCAACTATTCAGCGTCAGGCGTTGGCCGCTTCTGATATTTCAACGCTGGATAGTATTATCGGGACTGTTCTGTTGTGGCATCTTGGCGATAATACGGTATTAAAGCAAACTAATAATGAAGAAATACTCCCTAATCAGCCGTACCCAGCAGTAAAAGATGCCAAAGGAGTAGTAACCACCGAATCAGCGATTGACACAATCTCCGATAAAATTACAGAGCAAATCAGTGGTGATAACGGTGGTAGCAGTAGCGAGAACTCAATGGTATTTGCACCTTACTACCTTGATGCGAAATATATAGAACCTACGGGAATAACAGCATTGACAAGTTCGGAGAAGTACGTTCAGCCGTTCATTGAAATCTTGAACGCATTCGGTATTATCATCACCCCGATTACCGGGACTCCCCCGAAACTTGAGGACTTGAACCGTGCTAATTTGGAACAGATAATCTCATTTATACAAAGAGAGGTTAAACGGTTCTGGGAGACCTTCTGCCGTGAGATAATGTTAAGGAACAAAGCGCTCACGATAGAGCCTAACTGGTCTTGGAACCCGATGAATACGATTACTGACGCATACCGTGAACAACTTGCCGGACTTGCTAAGAGAGGCCGTCTATCTCCCCAGAGTGATATGCTACTGCATAATGTTGACCCCACAGTAGAGATAAGTAAGATGAGACAGAACCTTGCGAACGGAACGAAAGACCTCTTAGACGAAAGCACTCCGGTAACATTTGTCCAGCAAACGGTTGATCCAGGGGGAGAGAAAAAGGAAGTATCAAATACCGAATCTCCGAAGAATGGAAGACCGAAGAAAAAAGACGGGGAATAAAAAAAGGCGTTTTTGTTACAAAACGGTTAATTAGTGAATAAAACTGTTAAAAAGTGAAAAAAAAATCACAAGATAAAAAAGAGCGTTTAATGGATGATAAGGTCACTGGCCCTATCCTTAACGCACTTTATGACCGAATAAGGAGAGACGAAGTGAATAGAAGTTGGGCGATACAAGGGGGAAGTCTCCACGCATTAAACAAAGATGCCCTGTCTGAACTTGTAAAGCAAGATCCGACATTTGAATATTTGTTCAGTGCTACAAACCTAACTCCGATAGCGGGAGAGTTATGCTACATTGAAGCACCGCATACTCCGCATAATACAATTACTAATACGAAACCGATTGTTCTTAAAGCTGAAAATATGGCGGAGAAGATACGGACGCTTATCGGAAAGCCTATTCATATTACTGCTACGGGATTTACTGGTCATTCTGATGATGATGAAGATGGAGGAGAGCATTATACTACTATTGGAGTAGTTCTGGGTGCATATTATAGTGAGGGCGAGAACGGCAAGACTATTCAATACGTTGGTGGCTTGCATGAATTAGACTTTCCTAATGAAGTAGGAGCAATCGTTAGTAGCGACAGTGGATTAGGAAACAGCTACGAAGCACTTGTACCTAAGAGTGGGATTAAAGAGACAAAAGATTCCGTAATAATTGATGACTACGAATTTACGGGATTAGCGATATTAAGGAAGGACATGGCGGCATTTCCTGAAACGGGAGTAAGGTTAATAGCCGTCAAACAAAAAACCGATGAAACGGTTCCAGCGGAGAAGTGGTCGGCTTCATTTATGAATGACCTACCTGATTCCGCATTTTTACTGGTGCGTAAGCCAGTGAAAGACAAGCAGAAAGATAGGGCTTTGCCTATCAGGAGCAAGTCTGGGAAACTTGATAAGGGTCAGGTGGTAATCGCCTTGTCCCAGATAGATCAAGTTAAAGGATTTTCCAGAGAAGATATAGTGGCTGCCAAGAAGAGACTGATTGGTTCCGCTAAAGAATTAGGAATAAGTGTCTCAGAAAAAAACTCAGGAGGAAATACTAATATGAGTGAAGAAGCTAAAGTCTTGGAAGCACAGGCAACAGAGCTTGAAACAGCCGTTGCCGAGAAGGATACCAAGATTGAAGCCCTGACTACACAAATGACGGAACTGACTAAAAGAGTGACAACTTATCAGGAACTCGAAACTACCGTCTCTGATCTCCAGGCTAAGATTAAAGAGCTTGAGGGTGAGGAAGGCGATAAGACCGAAGTTGAAACTCTCCAGTCAAGAGTGAGCGACCTGGAAACCGAATTGACCGCTTCTACCGAAGCGAAAGATACGGCGGAAGGTGAACTTGCTGATGTCAAAGCGCAGACTACAGCTAGCGAAGAGTGGGAGAAGATTAAAGACAAGTATCCCGAAAACTCTAAGGACGCTGTTGTTGCCGCTTTGATTGCGTCACAGAAAGGGCAACCGCTAACTGCGGAGCATATCAGCGCTCTTACTTCCAAAAAGCCCGAAGGCTTGAAGATGGGGAAATCTACCATCAAGAGCGGCGAGCAGACCCCGGAAGATAAGGAGAAAATGAGAGCAAGGTTTGGGATTAAGAAAGTAAGAGGAGGCGATGAATAATGGCTTTAGATTATGTATCTACTGAAAATGCGATCCACGCAAAGATAGAGTCATCCAGCCATTCGGGTATCAAAGAAGGATATGTGGTTGGGTTAAACTCTTCAGGAGAAACCGTACTGGCTTGTGCTTGTAGTGGTGCGAATGTAGAGGCTTTTGGGTTTGCTCAGATCGACGGGACTTACGGTTCCACCGACCAGACGCTCAATAGAACTACGGAAGACCACTTAATGCAAGGACGTATGGGTGGATTTACCGGACTTACACCCGGACTTACGGTGTATTTGTCTACCACGGCTGGAGGGGTCACTCAGACCATACCCACCGGAGCAGGGGAGTTTGCTCAGAAAGTAGGGGCTGCATACACATCTACCAAGATTGTTATCAAGATTGGAACCCCGATCTACGTTTAAATAGGAGAATAAAATGGGTTTTACTCATGTTTTTAGTGACGGTTTCTATACATCCGACAATGTAGATTGGAATGATGTGTGGACCGGATCATTGACTCCTTCTCGTCAAATGTATAACGAGGAAGAGGCATTGGATTTCAGGGCGTTACTGACTTCGGATACTGATGATACGCTTGTAAACATCAATATCCCTAATACTGATCGCTTTGATAAATTAGGGGAAATCTCTAAGGCGGATGCCAAGCAGATTACTCGTGGGAAATGGCATGGTGTCACCGATAAGTTCGGTGGAGCTTATGGCTATACCTATGACAGTCTGAAAGACATGAAGTTGTCTGATATTGAGGATACACAGGCTAAGATGTTCGATATGGATCGCAAGACTATGCGATTTGAGATCATCAAGGCTATTATGCTTGATAACGGTTCAACTGCTCAGTGTCTTTGGAATGGCTATTTTGATTCGCTTGAGAATATCGCCGTTCCGCCCCCGCAGGGTGCGAACGAATTTGTGGCCGGACATGACCATTATATTGTGTCTGGGGCGACTACTTTCACCGATTTGACTCTTATCACGACCGCTGCTTCTCACATTAGAGAGCATGGTTATGAGGGACGAATCGCTTGCTTTATCAATATCGCACAGGACAAGGAAATTGCGGACTATCTGCTTGCTACTTCCACTTCTGTTCAGGTTTCCAACCCCATTACCAACATTATGGGTGCGGATGGTATCGACTGGATGGGACGGTTAGTTGGCGTGGACTTCATAAGAACTTCCTCAATGCCTGCCGGATATTGTTTGTTTGCTGGCGTGGATGTTACTGGTGGAACGACTGTGGCTAAGTTTATTGAGTCACACAATTCTTCGTTCCGTGGTCTCATTCTGGTGAGAGGGAGCAATCCTGATTATCCTATTATCGAGTCGTACTACATGAGGTATTTTGGTAGTCGGGTCTTTAATCGGAGCCTTGGGGTCGCTTGTCAGTTGAAGGCGAGTGGGTCTTATAGTAATCCTTCTTACTACGATGTGTAGTAGGTAGGAAAGTTTGATTGCGTGGCAGGGGATTTAAAGTCCCCTGCTACGTTAATCAAATTTAATCTAAATCGGGGGAAACCCCAAAATGAAGGGAGGAAAGAAGATGACGAAGAAAAGAAAAAAGCGTGTGTCAAAAAAAGTAAACCCTGGTAAACCCCCGGATAATACCCCTGAAGAAAATCCTACCGAATCTCCACCCAATGAAGAAGTTATTGAACCCCGTCCTTGTGATCAGTATCAGATAATCCACTTATTCTCATTTGGGAAATATCTCTACAATGTAGGAGAACCAGTCCCCAATGTCAACCAGAAAGAACTTGACAAACTATTTGAAGCTGGCCGAATTGCGAAGTTAGTTGACGGTAGGGTAGTCCGCCACGTCAATGAAATTCACTATTCCGATAGCCGAATAAACACGATTTCCGGGCAGGATATATCAGTTATCCGGTCATTTGTCACTAATCAGCAAGTTCCTCTCGCTGATATTAAGAAACTCCTTACCTATTGTGTTCAGGATGAAAGGGAGCCTTATGTCCTCGAAATTATCGGAACTGAGATCCACGAACGGGAACCGCTCCCTGACGAACCCTTCTAAACCCGCAACACAGGAGGACAACATGAAAGTCCTTATCGTTACTGACAGTCCTATGCTAACTTCCGGGTTAGGTAGGACTTGCCGAGAGACAGTAAATTACCTGACCGAGAATACCGACTATACTGTAGCAGTCGCCGGATGGTTTCACGAAGTATCAGAGAAAGACAAAGACCTTCCTTATACCATCTTCCCTTTTAATAAAGTCCTTTCCCCCACCAATCCTCAATTAGCTGGGATTATTAATAATTACGAACCTGACGTTGTTCTATTTCATGGCGATATGTTCTATTTTCCTTACATATCGTGGCTGAGAAATACTTGCCCTAAGAAGTTTAAATCTATCGGCTATCTCACCATTGACGGCAAATTATTGAGCGAATGGGAATACGTACTTCCGTTCTTTGACGAGATACTTACTCCCAGCTTATTTGGGCAAGATGAACTCAAGCGATTAGGTTACAGGGCGCAATATGTCCCTCACGGTGTAAATAAAGATACCTTCCATATAATCACCGACAAGAAAATTGTAGTAGAGAAGGACGGGAAGAAATGCCCTAACACCTTTATTTGCTTGATAGATAAGCAGAATAGCAGTCGCTCAAATATTCCTGACGGACTGAAGGCATTCCAGAAGTTTGCCAAAGGCAAAGACGATGTTTATCTGATAATCAATGCGGAAGGGAATGTAGGTTCCGGGTACAATCTAAATAAAATTGTAGAGGAGTTAGGAATAACTAAAGAGATTGCATTTGTTACTGGTTGTGGCCCACAGAGAGGAATCCCCGACGAGACGGTGAATATTCTATATAACTCTGCCGATGTTCTTATCTGGCCGAGCGTAGGTGATGGATTCGGTTTGGGACTACTACAGGCCATGAGAACGCATACGGTTCCCGTTGCGGTAAACTACTCAAGCATGACTGAGCTTCTGGTAGGTAGGGGTATGCTGGTATTTACCAAAAGAACTATTACCGGGCAATATGACATTGAGCGGGCGTTATTCGATATTGATGATATGGTGTATAGGCTCAACTTACTATATAAATCTTGGAAGGGCGACAAGGAAATAATCAATCGCCTGACTGCTAATGGGATGAAGTTCTCCGAAAATATGACATGGGAGAATAGCGGAAAAGAGATACTAAAAAGTATCAATCGGGTAGGGAAGAAGTTTGATCGTAAAATAGAGGACATAAATCAGATACA